TGCTCACTCTCGCAGCAAGCTGCTCACCGGAGGAGATAAACAATCCGGCAAGGAGAGTTGCGAGTGAGCATAGTACCCCCAAGACTCAGCATTACTGCCTATCTTGGGGGAGTACTATACAAAAATGAGATCAACGATCCGTATAAGTGTCGTCGTTCGTTTCGCAATTACAGTCATGAGTGATGGCTACCCGTTCGGGAAACTCTTGCCCTTCTCGTAGGCGTGACTGCTAGTACTCTGCAACTTTGAAGCCGAAGCAGATGTTTAATCCAGCTCAAGAGGTATGGCTGGAACCATTTAGTCGCTCGTGCGTCCGATGTTTCAGGTGGCGCAGAAGGTACACGGTCGTTATTTGACGACAGAGCGAATATAGAGCATCGTAGTGAAAACGTCAACAGGTATGGATGAAAAAAATCAAGAAATTATCGAGAAAGTCTTAGCCTATAAGCTGGAGGAACATCCAACGCTTCCGTCGCCAAATAAGCGGCAAAGGATGGAGATGATCGAGAACATTGGCCCGGAGAAGGTACTCGACTTGTTCTTGATGCGGGAGAACAAGATTAAGGCGGAACTCAACGACCCCATGCGCTATGGCCACGAGCTGCCGCATTGGCCGGATGCCGATAAGCTGCTAGGCCGCTACAATGAGCTAGTCGTCCTTGGTGGGAACAGAAGTGGCAAGACAGAGTACGCCGCCAAGCGTATGGCCCAAGCTTTCATCGGCACTGACCTTAATGGTCAAGTCCCTGACTGGGTAAAGGAGCGCCACGGTAAACGTAACATCCGCATCTGGTGCCTGCACACGACCCACATGACCAGCGTCTCCGCCCAACAGAACGTCTTCTATAAGTACCTGCCGCCTGAGATACGCAACATTAAGCGCACTAATCATACGCAGATTAGCTTTAGCCAGAAGAACGGCTTCAGCGACAATACGGCAGTGTATATGGGCAACCAGATCTGGTTCCTTAACTACGCCCAGGACATTAAGGTCGTCGAAGGTGGTGAGGTAGACTACGTCTGGTGCGATGAACTTGTTCCACAAAATTGGCTGGAGACACTTCGCTACCGTTTGGTCACTCGGTCCGGCAAGCTCATCGTCACCTTTACGCCGGTGCAAGGCTACACCCAGGTCGTGAAGGAGTACATCAATAGTGCCAAGGTTACCGTTAGCCGTAAGTCGCCCCTCTTGCCGAATAACAATGTTCTAACCGTCCCCAAGGGTGAGATGCCATACCAAGCTGAGAACCTCTACGGACGACACGCCTGCATCTGGTATCATACCGAATTAAACCCGTATAACAACTGGGAGCGCATGAAGCAGGAGCTTTCGGGGCGCTCCAGCCACGACATCAAGATCCGCGCTTATGGTTGGGCAGATCAGACGGCTGGCTCTGAGTTTCCGATGTTCGGTGACCATAACTTGTGGAAGGGTGACGCTGAAGAGGTTATCCCCGAGGGCAGCAACTACATGGCTATCGATCCAGCAGGTGCGCGTAACTGGTTTATGCTCTGGGCTAGGGTAGACAAGCACGGTATACTATGGGTCTACCGTGAATGGCCCGATCAAAGCTACGGTGAATGGGCGCTGCCTAGTGACAAGCCCGACGGTCGAGCTGGCCCGGCACAGAAGGCAGGGGCAGGCCGTGGGGTGAACGAGTACACCGAGCTTATCTGGAGCCTTGAGACTGCCGGGGACAAACGTGAGATGATCGTTGACCGTTGGATTGACCCGAGAACGGCTGGCACAGAGACGATCACTAAGGACGGCGGCGTCACCGTGCTTGATCTGCTTAGTCAGGCTGATAATCCGCTCATATTTACGCCTGCCGCAGCCCTGCCAATTGAAGAGCGAGTGCTATTAATCAATGATCTTTTGTCGTGGGATAGAGAAAAACCAATGGAAAAAAGTGTAAACCATCCAAAACTAATGATACATGAGTCTTGTCAGAACTTAATTTATAGTTTAAAGGAATGGACTGGACAAGATGGACAAAAAGGTGCTAGTAAAGATCCTATCGACGCTTTAGGCTATATGGTTGTCATGCAGCCAGCCTATTTTGGCGGCTTAGATTGGGAAAAACAATCTAAACGAATGTCTATGACAGGAAGTTATTAACATGATCTCACCAGTTGACCCTTTAGCTATTGCTTCTGATACGCCTGACATTGGCGAGTTGTTGAGCGAGTACAACCGCTCAATGATTAACTCGTCGCAGGGTAACTTGGTGACGAAGTTTGATAACATCCGTTTTGCTCGTTGGGCAGGACAGACTGATGACGGCAAGAAGCACAGTACTGCGCGTCCCGAGGGCAGTCCGGCATGGCCGTTTGAGGGTGCGAGTGATGTTCGCAACCGCCTTATCGACTCTTCCTGTAATGAGTTGTCCGCTCTGCTTGTTACGGCCTTTCAACGTGCAACCATTAGAGCGTCTGGCGTTACACTTGACGATGCGCCGGTGAGCGGCATTGCGACGAACCTTTTACACTGGATTCGTGACGCTAAAATGCCCCAAGAATTGCGTAAAGAAGCTGAACTTGGCGCTCAGTACGCTTTGCAGTACGGTTGGTCTGCATTCTTCGTAGGCTGGCAGCAGAGTATCAGTAAGCGCACACAGGAAATTACCGCTGAAGAACTTTTCCAGATGGCTGCGCAGGCACAGGGATCTGTGTTGGCCGAGCTGCCACAGATGATCTTGGACGCTCCAGATCAAGCTGCTGCGATACTTCAGGCTGCGATACCTGACTTGGACGCTTCGGAAGCCAAGCGCATGGTCAACGAGATGGCTACGACCGGCGTAGCAACGTATGACCAAGAGTATGTTAGCCGCAATCTTCCTGAGATCGTTGCGCTCAAGCCCTGGGACGAAATTATCGTTCCGCCAGAGACGGCTGACTTGCAGCGATCACGGGTCATTTATCGTAGGACATGGATGTCCGAGGTTGAGTTGCGCGAGAAGATCACCACAGAAGGCTGGGATCCTGCTTGGGTTGAACGTGCGCTTCAGCAGATCGGCAAGAGCAGCACCTTCTACAACATCAACCTGCTCCCAACAACGACCATGTTGGTTTACAACGGCGTAAACTACATGAACATGGTGGAGGTTGTTTATGCTTACACGAAAAGCCTCGACGGAAAAGCTCCCGCCATCTACTTCACCGTTTTTTGTCCGCAAGCGGCCTCTAATCGAAAAGAAGATGCAGCCTCGTGGGCTATCCATCAGCGACTTGATTACGCTCACGGCGAATACCCGTTTGTTGAATTCCGTCGTGAACAGTTGCGCCGCGCTATTACTGATACTCGTGGTATACCCGAGTTGGCTAGCACTGATCAAGACGAAGTCAAAGCGCAACACGATTCGATCCGGGATCATACTGCCTTCTCGACTCTACCTCCCATCAAAGTCGTCAAACGAATTGGTGCCATCAACAAAGTGGGCCCAGGAGTACAGTTGCCTGTCGTAAGTCCTACGGACTACAGCTTCATGGAGCCGCCTGCGCGTGAACCCACGGTGGCGTTTAAGCTTATTGAGCGTGTGGAAGCCAATCACGCTGCGTACTTCGGTACGCTTAATGCGCTTGTGCCGCCAGCCAAGACGCAGATGTTGCAGCAGTTGCTCGTCAATAGCTGGCTCTTAAGCTGGCGTAACATTTATCGGCAGATGTTTGCGCTGTGCTGCCAGTACATGAGCCCGGAAGAGATCCTGCGCGTCACCGGCGGTCAGTTGCCGCAGAGCATGTCCGAGATACACAATGAGTTTGACCTTAACGTCCGCTTTGACGTGATGGACATGGATAAAGAGTATATCGCGCAAAAAATTCAATTTCTTGCAAGTATTGCTCAAATGGACACTGGTGGTGTGCTTAACAGAACACGCATGACCGAAATGATGATACAAGCCGTTGCTCCAGAAATGGCAAGCGAGCTTATCGTCAACCAGCAGCAGGCCAGCATGCAGATGTTTAAGGGTGTGCAGAGTGACATTGGCAACATGTTGCTCGGCAACGAGGCGCTCTACCAAGAGAATGACCCGGCTGCACAGACCAAGCTGCAATACACCCAGCAGGTGATGCAGTCCAACCCGAAAGCGCAGGCTGCTCTACAGCAGGATGAGAACTTCCGTGCGCTGTTTGAGAATTACGTCAAGAGCTTGCAGATGTCAGTTATGCAGCAGCAAAACGCGCAGATTGGCCGGATTGGTGTAACTCCAGTATCTCAACAATGACGGAAAATCAAAAGGACGCCTTTGGCTTTTCAGGGAAGAACAATACCTGGAGCGAAGTACTTAAAGTTATCGAGCAGTTGCAAGAACAGCACTGGATGATGGCTATAAGTAAAGACTGCAAGGGAGAAGATAGAATACATTCAGCAGGTCAAGCTGATGGGATTAATCTTACTTTGAGCACGCTCATTGAATTAAGAAAGCAAGCAAGAGAATTAAATGGCTTGACTAATAACGAAGATTTGGCATAACGCCACTAGCGGGCTAACCAGCGCTACTGGTTTGATTATATAAAGGACTTGCTACCTATTAGCATGAACGAAACACAATCACAGCCTGACGCCGGGAGTCAGGAGGCAGGAACGACACCCGTTGCATCAAAACTCGGTTTGCTGGATCAGCAAAGTCTCAGTGACTTGCTTAAATCTGGTTTCCTTGACGAGAAGGAGGCGACTCCCGCCAAAGAGGAGCAGGCTGAACCTGAAGTTGACACTGAGGAGCCAATTGTGGACTCGGAAGTGGAAGCTGAGGTGGAAGCCGATCAGCCCATTGAAGAAGAAGCTGAAGCTGAAGAAAGTTCGTTAAGCAAGGGCGTACAGAAGCGTATCAACAAGTTAGTTGCTGCGAAGAAAGCCGCTCAAGCTGAATTGGAAGCGCAAAAGTCGCGTTTATCTGAACTGCAAAGGGAACTAGAGACTGCAAAGTCTTCGGCCCCAGCAAAGCAGGTGGACGTATCCGATGCAGTCGAACGCTTGTCCACCATTGAACAGGTGAGGGAAGAGCGCCAGAGAGCGTTGGATGTCATTTTGTGGTGCGAAGAGAACCCAGACGGAGGAGTAATTACCCTGCCGGATGGAACTGAGAAGGATTTAACCGATCAGGAAGTTCGCAGCATGAAACGATTGGCAATTCGGCGCAAGGAAATCGAGCTGCCAGCCCGCGAAGAGTACCTGCAACAGCAGACATACGTCGAGGGTGAAGTGGTAAAAGACTTTCCTTGGTGGAGCAAGCCAGAAACTGAGGAGTACCAAACTGCTCAACAGATTCTGCGTGAGTTCCCAGAGCTAAAGAAGCGCAGAGCAGACTGGAAACATGTTGCTGGATTATTAGTTATGGGAATCAAAGCCTATGGCGAGAAGAAGGCACAGAAGAAGCCGGTTGCACCCATTAAACGCGCCCCTGCACAGCCGTCCATTAAGGCGGCTCCTGCGCGGACGACTCAGACGGACCTTCAGAAAGCCAAGCAATCGTTCGTTAGAAACAATTCAAGAGATGGGATGACTGACGTGATTAAAGCAATGGGACTTGTGTAAGTCCTTAACAATCAAACTTAGTTTTACTCTTATTTATGGCTATTCTTACTGAACCCCAACTTAGCGGTCGCGGTCTACGCGAAGACTTGATGGACATGATTGCGCTCGTTGACGCAAAGGACACTCCTTTTACGTCGATGGCGCGCAAAGGCAGCAAGCCCGGAAATATGTACTTCCGCTGGCAGTCTGACTCGCTTCCTACCCCTCAGGTAGGTGGTGTGGTGGACGGCACGGACGTTTCCACCTACGACAACTACGTCGTTGGCTACCGTGCTGAACTCGCGAACTACGCACAGGTGTTCCGCCGTGCAGTGCGCGTGTCCCGCCTCACTCAGGACATCGCTGATGTCGCAGGTGTGCGTGACGAACTGGCTGACAACGTCAGCAAGGGCATCACTGGCATCAAGCGTGACATGGAAGCGACCTTCACGTCAAACCAGCTCTCGCAGCAGGACAACGGCACGACTCAGGCCTACCGCACTGCTGGTGTGCAGACCTGGATCAGCACCGCTGGCACTGGTACGCCAACTCCCGGAGACATCCCTTCGATCTTCCGTACTCCTACGACCTCGATCCTCACTGGTGCATCCAGCGGGTTGACGGACGCAGGTGTGCAGGGGCTTCTGAAGTCGATCTTCGACCAGACTGGTCACTATACCAGCTTCGACGCCATCGTTGGAACTGACCTGAAGCGTGCCTTCACCGGCTTGCTCGGAACGACGGCTCTGACCACGGTCAGCAACTCCAGCAACACGCTTGCTGCTGGTGCTACCAAGGTGCAGACCTTCCAGCGTGACGCTGCGGCTGACACCTTCATCCAGAGCCTGGACGTGTTCCAGGGTGACTTCGGAACGGTGCGTCTGCATCCTTCCACGTTCATCGGGACAGTATCCGGCACAAGCTGGACGCCAACTCCTTACAAAGGTCTTGTGCTTGACATGAACCTCATCGAGGTTCGCTACGGCGGAAACGTCGCTAACGTCACTGCACTGCCAGATTACGGTGGTGGCCCTGCTCGCTTGATCGAAGCAGTTGCTGGTTTGGTTGTCGGCAACCCGCTCGGCCTTGGGAAATTCGACTACTCCTCCTAGTAGTTGACTCATCCGCGACACCTGCGTGTGTTGATTGGTGCTTGCACCAGTTGATACAGAAGTGGTGTGACACTCTGGAGAGACAGAGATTATAGACCTGTCAAGGCTAGTGCAAAAGCATCCTCAAACCGATGGGTCACTTATTGCGACACCTGCCTCTGGCTCCATGCCGGGGTGCACGGACCGGGATTTCTCGGTCGCCGTAGTGG